GTCCCGCACGTGACGATGTGTGACGTCATAGACGTCTCCATAGTCCCACCTCCCGAGGGCGCCACTATTCCGGGTAACAACCGGATAGTAGGGCAAGATGCGCTGGATATACGCATCAAGCCAGGCAACCGTCTCTTCGTAAGCCAACTCAAAGAGCTGGTTTCTGAGAGAGACAATCGCCTCGACCTCATCAGCATTCCGGCGTGACGTAGGAAACAGCTGTCTTACACGGGCAATCCCAACAGGATACCCGTCATAGAAGTCTGCTCCACAAGATTCACGGAACTTGCCGTTCCAGAAACTCTTGCGCACATTAACTTTTGCTCCGAAGAGCTCAAGGGTGCGTATCACGCTGTTCACATATTCTACGGGGACGACGATGTCATCTCCGTAGACACGCACTTGCCCCCAAAGACGTTTGACGTCTTTGGAGGTAAGAGGGCGTTTAAGCTCTCGTTCAATTCCCAAAAAGACCAAGGTACAGAATACCATGGCCTCGATTGGGAACGTGAGAGCTGAACCCATAGACGCGTACTTGGCGAGTTCTATTATCTCGCCTTGTACATCAGCATGCGTCGAGCGAAGAACCTGCACTGCTTCCCCAATCCAGGGGAAGTTAGCAAACATTTCGCGCACAAGCTGATTCGAGACACGATCCGAGGCCTCTTTGAGGTCTAGGGTCGCGAGCTTTCCAGTTCGCGACCCTCGACGCGCCAGATCCTGGTTAGGTTTCTGGTCTTCGAAGCGGATCAAGTTCTTCGCATTGGAATCAATGCGAATCTCTTCAACCATCATTTTGAGAACAGCCTGTTGCATGAACATCATGCAAGTGGGCTCCATCGCGATGATGCGAGGTGTCTTGAGCGTTTTAGGGACGTGAATGACCTTCACAGGTCGTTCACGCTCGGGTTCGCGGTGGTCCACATGGTCTTGTACCCACTCATAGAGTGAGTACGAGGGGGATGCCCATTCAACGAATGGGAACAGTCCCTCCATGCGCCAAGTCCACTCGTTCAGAGTGTACTTCTGATTGCCCTTGAGGCGATCAGCAGTGGCGCCTGGTCCATGCGCTGGGATCAATTCTCCGTCGTAGATCCTTCGATCGAGACGGGAATTGAGGCGTCTCCAGAGGAGATTAGCCACACGCCAGTAGTCCATGAGATCATGAGTGCTACGAGCGAGATCACCAGCCCGGACGTCCGACTCACACCGGATGTATTCCGAGTACGCTGCCTGAGTTCGTTCATCTGAACAGCTCAGCTCGACCTTGCCGTACGCCATTGTTACCTGACGTATGGCTTGAATCGCAGCAATGCTTGGATCATCCAGTAAACGCCCACTCCCACGATCGAACACTTGCTCCAACAGCCCACCTAGAAATACGGGAAGCTGACCGACTTTGTGGAAACCCTCAAAGTCGGAGGGAAGCGCCTGGCCTCGATCCAATGCTTGATGAAAGTCATTGGCGAAGTTAGGCAGGGATATCGTCAGAAACGACATCCCTTCATGTTCGAATCGATCCGCGATTGTTTTAAGATCGCGGCGGGTGCTTGTGTGACATCTGTTGCTGACATCTGTCAGCAACATCTGTAGGAACACAATTTGGCTTTTCATGGTTTCCTTTCAGGGTAAACCATCCATAGCCATTGGCACACGGGTCCAAGGTAAGAGCGTTAGCTCTCACCTCCCAGGACCTTGGTCAGAACGGCGTCAGAAGAAGCCTGGATCTGGGTCAGAAGACCCTTAACCTGGTCCTTCTGCGTTGCGAGCGACATCCCCACGTTGGGGGAAGCGATCACCAGGTAGGCCGCGAACGGAACCACACGGTTCACGTCCGGAAGCAGAGGATCCGCAGCAATCGTGGTTGTATCAAGACGAATGACTCGACGAGTCGTCGTCTTGCCCACGTTGTGCTGGACCGTCAGCTTCACGCTAGCGTCGTCCTTCTGGTAGACCGACTTCATGTCGCCCACGCTAACCTTCGGCAGGCTGTTTGCCACCGAATTAAGCGTAACCGACTGAGGATCCGAAAGTGCCATGGCAATATTCCTTCAGGGTAAGTCCCGCCTTTTGAGCAGGATACTACTTTGGTAGACCTTGGGACATTCCCAAGGCCACAAGGATGGCCCATTGTTGAGGCGTAAAAGCCTCAGGGGTTAAGCCAAACCCGAAGGGTGATGCTTGAGCCCGCACTTTTGTTGCGAGCTCGGCCTTAATCACTAGGGGCTTCTCATCGAAATAAGAGGCTCCGGGGAAATTACTCATGTAAAGTCCCCTGGGAAGGGTGATCTCTTTTGAGACGGTCTTCTCCATCATGATATAGCCATATTGCATCACCAACCCGTCGGCTGTCAATGCTGAGATGTTTCCCAGCACGTCACCAAAATTGATGAACCAGTCGGCGAGCCAGGTCCAGGGCTGAAGGTTCCAAAGAACCTCAGGATCTAGACGAGTACCAAGTAGCAAATTGGCCTCGTTTTCGATCTCCACAAGATGGTCAAGCGCAGTAGAAATGTCCGGGTAGTAAAACCGGAAACCTCCATTGAAGTGACTGTTTGTCACAGTGCTTGTGATCTCTTGGGGAACCTGGCGACTAAGCTGGGCACCGGTACCAACACGCGCTGAAGCTTTTTGCTCCGTTGCGAGTTCGTAATTAGAAAGGGTCTTTGACAACCCCGAAAAGGTGTCCCGAATAGTCTCGAAACGGTAAGTGCGCCTCAATAGTTTATTCAGCTGCTTCTCATGAGCCTGCAAAAGCTCACGAGAGGAAGTCACAACTCGGCACAGTTTTTCGAGGTCCCTCACCAGAGGGGCCCACCCAAACTGCACGTTTAGATACTCAGAACCTGAGTTTCTGAACATGTCCTTGAAGTTGCGGCTTCGACTAAAGAGAGAACCGATAAGAGTGGGAATCCCATCCTTACGCAGTTCTCCTAGAGTCACAGCCAGATCTATTCCCGGTTTTCCGGGACGACACCGCGCGATGGCGGTGCCGCCGAGGGCGAACAGAGTAGCATTCTGAGCCTGTATCTCACTAGGAGATGCCAAACTCAGGGGTGTTTTAAACCCATTGAGTAGAAGTGGCCCATTATGGTACCAATTCCACGCTCCAGGATTATAGAAACCTGCGCCCGAAAAC